GCGGTAAGGTATGTAGGTAAGAGGGGGTATGGCTTAGTAGGATGGGCTTGTAGGTAGAGAGCACCCCCCGACAATTCGGTTTCTCCCAAAAGGTTTCTCCTGCTGGTTGCCTCCTTATAGGAGGGGGGTATGAGGGCAGTTTATGAGTCGTAGTGATACACTGTGTGGTGGCCCCGACTTCTCACGGGGTCAACCTACTCCCTAGACCGGTGGGGCTGTCGCAGCCAGCTCTGCCGGTTTTCTTTCGTCCGCTACCTCATTTCTATAGGCGGACGAATCCATTTCTGGTGAGGTACGGTCGTGAGCAGTCCACTACAGCCGGAGTTTAGCTTTTACCTCTCCCATCAAGATGAGATGGTCGAGAAGTATGATGGCAAGTACGTCGTCATCAAGAACGAGACTGTTCTGGGTGCGTATGATGACGACCTTAGTGCCGTGGCGGAAACTCAAAAATCTCACGAAATAGGGACATTCTTGGTGCAGAAAGTGTCTGAAGGAGACACCGAGTATTCCCAAACCTTTCAGTCTCGCGTGGTGTTCTCATAGCCTCGAAGACCCCATATGTGGGTAGCGTAATCATTGCTTGTGGAGCCAGGGTCGGAGTCTGTTCTGAAGGAGGGGGGATCTATGCCAGTTCCTAAAGGTGGGAGGGTCCGTGTGAAGCGTACTGGTAAGACCACGGGTATGAGGTTGACGTTCAACCGGTCTGGTAAGGTGGTGGAGACAAAGAGGCTTAGGGGGCTCAAGCCAAGGGGTAAGAGGTAATGGGAGGGGGGTCGGTGCTTACCAGAGGTCTGGACAGCCACCGGTTAGTAAATTCTGAAAACTCGTTAAATTCGTACTTCGTAAGGGCATTAGAGCACCTGGCCATAGCCAAGCAGGCCCTGGAGCAACATAGGGGTCATGTCGCAGTGGAAGATTTAGGTGGTACGAATGACGAGTTTAACGAAACTAACGAACTTACTCAGTGATGTTGGTGCTTGGTCTATGAGATTCTTTGCCGTTATGCCCAAGCGGAGTTGGTGGGCCGTCTTTCCTTATAATAAGAGTATGCCACGAGCGATTTTCCATGATCTTAAAGAAGCTCAGGAGTTTGCGACCCACCTTGGTATAGGGACCCGTATTTTGCAAATAGATCTTAGTCGTAAGGATATTAACCGATTGTGACCAGTCTCGAGGTTAAGGAGGACGTTTCTGCCCTGTTCGAGCAGGTTGGGTTTGCACCGAACTCGACCTTCCAGCAGGCCATTTTGGAGGCACCGCACAAGTTTATATTGGTCACAGGTGGTGGGCGTGGTGGGAAGTCTATGGTGGCTAAGGCCAAGTGGATGCAGAGGTGGGTCGAAGATAAGGCTAAACATCCCGAAGATGGTAACGGTGCCGGCGATCCTTTTCTGTACTGGTTGATTGGCCAGTCCTACGGTGAGACTCGGCGTGAGTTCTTCTATATCAATGATGATCTACAGCTGTTGGGTTTTCAGAAACCCATCTTGGAGTGGACCACTCGGGTTGACCCCGGCTATATCCAGATCAAACTGCCGGGCGAGCGGCATCCTCGCCTACGGATAGAGACGAAAAGCTCTCAGGACATTACCAAGATGTCCCAGGACCCCCCTCACGGGATCATCGTCTGTGAGGCAGGGCAGCAGAGTGTGGAGGTCCTTGAGAGGTGCCAGGAGCGTGTAGTTGAGAAGGATGGGTGGGTGCTTTATATCGGCACGATGGAGGAGAGTGTCGGTTGGTTTCCCTCCCTGGCTCCACAATGGGCCAGTGGTGCCAACAATCGTAAGAGCTTCCGGCTCCCGATGTACGCAAACAGCACTATCTTCCCCGGCGGCCGTAACGACCCTAAAATACTCGACCTTATAGCCAACTCCTCTGATCAGTTCGTCTCCGAGCGCATCGAGGGGATCCCCGTCCCTCCCAAAGGGCTCGTGTTTCCCGAGTTCCGGCCAGATGTGCATGTTCAGCATTGTGAACGGGTGCCTGGAGAGCGAGTTTACATCTGGGAGGACCCTGGTTACTCAGGTAGCTATCACGCCGTCGAGATCGCCAACGTAATCAGTGGGCAGGTCAGGATATTTGACGAAATCTACGTCAAGGGACTCACAACCGAGGAGATTATCGAGATCTGCATGGCCCGGGACTGGTGGAAGGAGCGGGATAAGTGGGGCGTGGCTGACCTATATGTCGAGCAGCACCACGCACAGCGGCCCTTGCAGCAGATATGGAACGAAAAAGCTCGGCTTCACATGAATACCAATAGGGTGCGTATCCCCGAGGGGACCGAGCGAATGAAGACGATGCTCAAGATGGACCCGATCACTCACGGACCGAAGATCATTATCTCGCCCGTCTGTAAAGGGCTGATCTCCGAGTTTGGGGCGGCGCCGAACCCCGACAACGGCCAGCTCCGCGCTTATCGGTGGGGTACGGACCGTGAAGGGAATGTTATGGGGAAGAACCCGAGGGACGCCAATAACGATGCGATCAAGGCGGTAATCTACGGATTGGTGGACCGATTCGGCTATACTCACAGGGAGGACGGGGGCACGATCAAGGTGCAGAGGCGCAACGGTAGCCGGAGAGGCCGTAATGGCCGAAATCGCGTATAATCGCTAACGTAACTGAGCAGAGTGCGCCAGTCGCCTGAGATAAGGTGTCTGCTTTGGCTGAATCCAGGAAACGGACCCGCGCCGCAATCCTCAAGCTGATCGAGGAGCATAAGACCCCTCGTGTCCTCCTCGATCGGTACGATTCCGATTATAGCCTATACCGGCAGGACGAGTTCACAGAGCCCGACGGCGAGGGTGAGGACTACCGCCACTACACCTCCAACGGACCTGCCGTCTTTGCCGACAAGATAATGAGTTTCGTTGCCAAGGCTATCCCCATCCCTAAAATCCCTCACGTCATTAAGAACCCTAAGCCCCAAATTGAGCAGAACAACCGCCGAGACGATCGAGAGACTGACGACGCCGCAGAACGCTTCTTCATCGGTATCCTGAACTCCGTTGAGGAGCGGCTCGAAGAAGCCGGCCTCCCACAACTCCAGGAGCAATGGGCGTTCTACACTGGCATTCGTGGCGGTCCTGTTATGGGCCGAGCCCTACTGGTAAAAGAGAGGGATGGCGAGGATTCCGACGGCGACCCCAAGACGAAGACGTTTGCCGATATTATGCCGTGGGACCCAATGCACGTCTCGTTCGAGCGTGGCCATCAGGGGCTGATATGGGCGGCCTATTCCATAAAGATGACCCGAACCGAGATCAAGTCTAAGTACGGGGTCACGATTCCCTTTGAAGACAATGGGGACGAGGGAGAAGGGATAGAGGTCCACGACTTCTACGACGAGTCCGACAATTACGTCATTACCGAGGAGCTATTTGATAAGGTCCCGAGATTTCTCAAGAGGGCTACCGCTCACGGTAGTCCGCGAGTCCCTATAGTCTTTGGCTCAGTTGGCCCTGCGCCACCACTCCAGAGCCGTGATGGCACCGTATCGGGTATCGAGGGCGACTTCAATGAGTCGGTATTCAAGAATATAAGAGGTATTAACTCTAAGAACAACCTGATCATGTCGATCCTGCTGGAGCTGGTTGCCCGCGCTCGAGAGCAGGCCCTCAAGATATTCTCCGCTTCCGGCACCAAGACGTTAGAGGGAGAGAATCCCCACACGACCGGTGTGGACATACCCCTTCGGCAGGGCGAAGAGGACGTACAAACGCTAGACATGCTGAGGGCTGCTGACGAGACGGGTAGCCTCTTGGCGTTGATATCGGGTGAATACCAACGGGGCTCCCTGCCGAATACGATCTACGGTGAGATCCCCTTCCAGCTCAGTGGCTTCGCCATTACACAGCTGCGGCAGGGCGTGGAATCGGCCCTGGACGGGCCCCTGCGGGCTACCCGTGGGGCTATGCTTCAGGCGTTGCGGCTAATCAAAGACCAGTACCTTACGGGTCAGTTCGACGCCATGCAGCTCAGCGGAGTCGGCCAGAACCGTAGGTATTTCAGCGAAGAGATCAGCCCGGACATGATTCGTGACGCTGGGGACCTGACCTTTAGACTCGCACCCCAGCTTCCTCGTGACGATGCGGCCAAGTACCAGCAGGCCGATATAGCGCGGAAGGGGCCAGTGCCCCTATATACGGACCGCCGAATCCATGAGAATATCTTCGAGGACCAGGATGCCGATCAGATCGTTGACGAGATCAAGGAGCAGCAGGCCGAACGAGGGTTGCCGCTTGCCGGACTTTTGGAAATGGCCCAGACCATGCTGCGTCAGGGCCGGCCCGAGATGGCCAAGATTTACTTCCGGGCCGCTGATCAGCTCTTTATGCAGCAGGAACTTGCCCAGCAGCAGGCGATGGCGAGCGCAGGCGTCGCCCCGGGACCAGGCGGTCCCCCAGGGCCAGGTAGTCGTGCCGGCCCGCCACCAGGCCGACCGCCTGGGCCACCTGTCGGGGCGACGAACGGAGCGGGACGAGGGGCGGGCTTCTCGCCTGCCGTGCTACCAGTACCGGCTCAGGGGCTCCCGCCCCCTGCCCCGACACCACAGGCGGGCCCGAACGTGCCGCCAGGCTCCCCGAGACCAGGGGCTAGAGGGCCGTTGACCCCGCAGGAGAGACTCCGCAGAATAGGACTATTCGGCCCAGGAGCATAGGAGGACGTTATGGTAAGCAGACTAAACCAGGCACTAAGTCAGTATGTAGGCTTCTTCGATATGAGCAATGATGACCGGAAAGCCGTAGTACTGGCCATCATTGCACGAATGAACGAACTTAACCTGAAGCCAGACGAGTCGATCGAGACTAGCGCCGACCCCTATGACGGTCTAGGTTCGGGATTCGCGCAGTTCGGCGATGACATCGGCCAGGGTGGAGAGACCGGCGGCGGCGGCGGTGATTTCACCGCCATCGGATCCGGCACGGTTACCGCGCCGGACTTTTCGAGGATACTGCAGGCGGGCAGCCAGTTCCTGGCGGGCGGCCCTGACCCACGCCGAAGCCAGCTTGGACAGTTCCAGGGCGTACTTGGTGCCGATCCCTTCGCTCAGTCGATCAGCCCAACTTTTCAGAGGTCCCTTGAGTCCCAGTTCGACCCGTTGGCCGCTTCGTTCGCACTTCAGACGGCGCTGTCGCCCTTCGGACCTGACTTCAGTATCGGAGGCGGTGGCTTCCAGAGTCCACAATCCTTCCAGGGATTCCTGGGGGGCGGGCAGGCCCAGCCGCTGAGTACCGCCCAGTTCGAGCAGGGCTTTGGCGCCCTGTCCCCCTTCTTCGGTTCAGAGGGGTTCACCCCGCCACAGCAGGGAGGCGCTGGCCAGCTTCAGGCACTCAGGTTCCTGGCCCAGCAGCCGATTGCGGAGAATCTAATCAGCCAGTACGCCCAGGGTCAGGTAGCACCTATCTTCCAGCGTCTGCTGGCTCAGGACATGCAAGACGCCTTCTCTGCCTTCAACCTGACGCCTCAGGCTGGGCAGCCTGGCGGCCTATTTGGCCAGTTCCTACGTGGTGGCGTAGGCGGCTTCGGCGGCGGATTCGGAGTCTAAGCCATGGCACAGCACCCGGCAGACCTTTTCGCTAACCCGTTCGGTAGCAACGTCTTCGCTGATTTCCTTGAGTCGGAGGGCCAGGGGCAGCGCTCGGCCTTCTTCGGTGCGTTGCCGGCGGCACAGACGGCTAACCAACGGACGTTCTTCCAGAACCAGTTTCAGCCCACGCTGGACGAGTTCCTGGGGGTGCTGGGGCGGCAGATCCAGGCCGGTCAGACACCGACGCAGAGGTTCGCACCGTTCGTGCAGCAGCGCCCGTTCGCCCAGCAGTTCGCAGCGACTCCGCCATCGCAGCGCCCAGGCCTCCCACAGCGGTTCTTCGCGCCACAAGCACGTAGGTTCTTTTTCTAGTCTATGCCTAGCCACACTCCGGCAGAGCGTCGGAAGCGTATCCGTGAGAAGTTACTCAAAGAGACACTTGAGCGCCAGAAGAAACTGGAGGCTCAACTCGGTGTGGCAGGGGTAGTACGTCCGCCGTCAGTCGTTAGCCCTCGGCCATTAAGGGTCGGACCGGTGCCTACTGCGAGTCCGAGGCCTATTGCGCCTGTGTCGGCAGTTGCTCCACCGCGTACTCCTGCGACCCCAGTACGGCAACCGGTTCCTGGCGAGCAGGAACGTGTTTTCGGGCTAGCGCAGTTCGGCTCTATCTCCAACCAACTCAATGAAATCAAGCGTTTGGAAGAGGCTGGGACTGGCCGGGGCACCATAACGGAGATCCTTGGCGAAAAGGGGCTGTCCGCCACTCAAGCCTCGACCCTGCTGGGCATACGTGATCGCGAGATATCGGGACAGATTACCGAGCGCCGTACTCCACCCCCATTTGAACCCTTTACCCGTGCTTCCAACATCCTGGACATCACTGGCTCGTTGGCAGCCAGTCGATTCTTGCCCCAGGTCCGGGAGCTAGCAGAAAAACACCGAGAAGAAGGCAGGAGCACCGTTACCGCGGCCCGCTTGGCCCTTGAAGAGGCCGACCTACCGCCTGGGGTAAAAATTCTCTTTCGGACTATGGAGCCCTCCATATTGCTACCTGGGGTTGGCATAGGCGGTCGCCTACTGCGTGGCGCTCTAGCGCCTTCTGGGAAGTCTATCGTAACGCAGTTCCTCAAGAAGCAAGCTGGGGAACGAGCCGAGCAACTCGCAGCAGCCTCTCGCCTACCTACTGTGGCCGAGCGCGTTACAGCGGCTAAACCGCGTGAGGCGTTCGCACAGCCTACAGTGTCGCAGCGGTTAGGTGTAGCCCCGGCGCCGGGGCTACCCGTTCCGCCACGGACCGGAGAGCGCCTAGCCGCCACCCCGCTAGGTCGCTTGAAAGCCTTGAAAGCGCGGCTTGCTGAGGTCGAAGCACTGCCGCCCTCTACTCATCCCAATAAATTAAATCGGGTGGCCGACACGATTTGGCGAACAGATCAGAGAAAACAACTGGGGAAGGAAATCGCTGAACTAGAAGCTCGGCAGGTTCCCGAGCTGGCCCCCTTTGCTGAGGTCGAAGCAACTAGAGAAGCTGCGAGGCAGCGTAGTATTGGACGTATTGGCCTAGGGGAAGCCACCACCGCCGCGCGGGAGGTCACTGAGCTAGGTCGCTTGAAAGGGCAGCTTACTGAGGTCGAAACAGCTCTTGACGATATTCTTAGCGATGTTGAATATACAACTAGATTCCCCGGGACTGAACCTAGACCGTATTCTGTGCGATATCCGGGCCATCAGCCGGGAACCCCAGGGTATCGACCTCCTACCAAGAAGCCTACGGCATATACAGCCGAGGAGAAGGCTTATATAGCTGCGGCTGATAAGTTCGATGCGGAATACCCGGGGAGTCTTAGGGCGAGCATACAACAGGCGCAGAAGAATATCGCTGAACTAGAAGCTCGGCAGGTTGCCGAGGCCGCCCCTGCCCCCGCACGGGCTGCTGCACTTAAGCCAGACGAGGTCACTGAGCTAGGTCGCTTGAAAAGGCGGCTTGCTATGGACGAAGAACGCCTTGCTGACCCCAGGCCGTACTCTGCCACCGTACAGCCAGACGTTACCGGCCTCCCTGCCCTACCAGGCACCCCAGGATATAGACCTCCCCTAGTACGAACAGCAGCACAGCGGGCTGATGATATTGTTGATGCTGAAGATGCGGTAAAAGCCGCTAAAGGAGAGGTAGCTGACGCACAGCAAGGTGTTAAGGATGGACTACTTGAACCCGACGACCTAACAGAGGCAAAGTCTGCCCTAACAGATGCCAGAGCAGACCTAAGACAAGCAAAGAAGCCTACGGGATATACAGCCGAGGAGAAGGCTTATATAGCTGCGGCTGATAAGTTCGATGCGGAATACCCCAAGGGTTTAAGGGCGAGCATACAAAGGGCGCAGAAGGAGATCGATGCACTAGAAGCTCGGCAGGTTCCCGATGCCCCCGTTACCACCGCCACACGGGCTGCTGATGCCCCCGTTGCAGCCACGGTGCGGGGGAGTATCCGTAGGGAGATTATTGATGATATTGAGGCAGGTCGTGAATCAACAGAGTTTATGTTCCATTCCGGTTCAGAAGTTGAAGGCATTATTGAAAATGGCTTACGGAGTGGTGGACTATCTACCAGTCCAATAGCTGAAGCAGGATACGGAAATATCATCCATGTATTTCGGAGGTCGGATTTACCTTCAAATATCAGTGACCTTGGAGCAGATATTTCTTTTGGTAGAGGGTTTGATCCTCTTAATCCACCAAAGCCTATCGCTTCATTTACTAGAAAGGAACTTGGTAGCAAACTAGATCACGAACTAGCCCTCGGCGCAAGGGCACAAGAACTAGGCTATGAGCAAGCTATTCCAGATGAATTGATCTGGAGTCCTAAAGAACTTGCCGAGGGTAAGCTCTTGGCTACTGCGGATGAAAGAAAGCTAATAAACAGAATAGAACAAGCATATGCCCCCGTCCCCACACGGCCTGCCGATGCCCCCGTTACCACCACCGCACGGCAGGTTGCTGATTTACCCACCCCCGCACGGGTTGCTGGGCTCACGCCAGACGAGGCTACTGAAGCCGCTGGACGCGAGGCCGCTGGGGCTGTGCCACCTACCAGAGCACCGGGTCCGGCTGGGGTAGGAGCAGAGGGCCTTGCATCGATAACGCCGGAACAACCTACCGTGGCAAGTCTGGGCCGGAAACTGGACGATCTAGAGATACGGGTGATGGAGCTTGATGCCGAGATCGAGGTCGCAGGGGCCGGCTCGCTTGTCCGACCCAAATGGGCTGTGGGGCTGACCAATCCCCAGGTAGAAGAGATCGCCCGGCACGAGAACCTAAACCCGTTCCTCCCCGACTGGGGAGACGCTGTCGATTCCCAGTTCATCG